TTAGCAGCTAAAAGAATAGGTCTTTTTGATTACCATGACGAAATTCATAAGCCTGTACGCCATAGGCACATAGCTTTGAATGGCTCTATAGATGCCATAGGCGTTGCAGATGGCATAGATATCGTTACCGATCCAGATAAGTCTTTTTATGTGCCAGAAGGCGATTCTGTACGCTTAGAAGGCAAAGGCATACTAGAGATCAAGGCTACTGGTGCTAGACCAGAAAATCCACCAGCTAATCATCGTGGGGTTTTGCAAAGCAAAGCATTGATGGCGTGTACTGGTTATTCATGGGCAGCAGTTTGCATTGCTTATGGTACTGATTACCGCATCTTCTTTTATCAAAGGGATGAGCAATGGGAGAAAGAAGAACTTGAACCTAAAGTAAAAGACTTTGATTCTAGGATTGCTGATTGTCGCTACTACGATCCTTTCAACACCAATCAAGCTAATCATGCTTTTCCGCTAGACGATGGTTCTATTGTTGATCTGCCTGACGATGCTTTGAACTCAATAGAAAATATCTTGTTGCAAGAAAAGACCGTTAAGGCAGCACAAACTATTATAGACGAACATAAGACTAAGCTGATGAACGCTATGCAGTCTGCACAAATTGGCAGAATGGGCAAGTATCAAGTGAATTGGAAAACTGTTAATTACAAAGCTAAACCAGAACAGACTAAAATCATTCCAGCTAAAGATGCTTATACCCAAAGACGATTTTCAATAAAGGTGCATGATGAGTAATGAAATAAACGATATGCTTTTGGAGAGATGGTTTATAGAGTTCTTAGAACAAGGCTATACCAAAGAAGAAGCTACAAGATTAGCTATGGAGAAGTTTGAGAGTTATTCTTGAACTTCCCTCAACAACTTAGAATTTCTTTTAGCACGATTCGGAACTTGCTCTGCATACCTAGAATCCATTAGTTCTTCTGCTGCACCGACATAATCTGCTTCTGCTAAACATCGCCACATATTACGAAACTTAGATAAACCTTTCACCCCCAGATTAAAAGCCATATCGCATAATACGATACGAACATTATGAGGATAATATTGCCATTCAGGTTTTTCATTGGTGAGTTGTAAAAAAACAGATTCTATATCGTTGTTTAATAAATACATAACTTCTTCATCTGATATTCCAACACGACCTAAGCATCTTCCCACGCCAATGGTTATTAGCGGTGGTACATGTGTGTCTAAGTAAGGCATCTTTTCATAGCCTTCTTCTTTAATTAACTTTTCTTTTAAATCGCTTCTTAGTTCGTTGGTTGCTCCAACTTGATCAGTTATCATTAGTTTCCCTTTGTTACTTTTTCTTTCTTTTCGTAA